CATTCATTTTGGTAACCTCCGTGTTCCTTTTGTTGTACACATATTACCTCTAAAAGCAGTATATATCAAGTCAATTTGCGATTATATACTACACAAAGATTTGAGATGAAAACTGTGTATTTTATTTCTTAATTTCACCCGTTAGAATGAAGTGGAAGTAGGCTTCACGGTGTTCCTCAATATAAATAACAAGCTCGTAAAACTGCATATCGTTGGCAACAACCTGAACGGCATTGCAGTCGCACATATTTGCTTTGCCGGAGGCACGAACCTCCATAATCTGCTCTCGGATTTTATCGGTCAAATTTTCCACCGCCTTTCGAGCATTTGAGTGCGGACTCCTTGAGAAAGGAAGTATCAAAACCGCAACTTTCATAACCCTCACGGATGGTCGAGTAATAACCGCAGCCGGGTGAATTGATAGGTCTGCCGTCATTCATAATGTAAATGTAGGCTTCGACATCTTTTCCCTCAAAAGGAACCGTAATCGTTTCTTTGCGGTAAAGGTGCGGATACCCCTCGTAATGGTCAAGTGCTTGTTCGTCCGGCTCTGTCGTGAGCCAAAGCAAAACAGGAACGCTTGAACCTACTTTCGGTTCGACTGTTGCAACTGCGGATTCGTGGAAGCCACGGAAAAGCAGTTCGTAGCCATCAAGGGTCGTTGTACCGAGCACCTTTGCACGAGGGCAGCGGAAACGCATCTGTCGGATGTTCAGGTTCGAGCCGTAGGCAAGATAGATTTTTTTGTTCATTTGGAAATCCTCCTTGATATTTTTTGAGGGTTAATAACCCTTCTACCACCTTAAGGACGGCAATGCCGTCCGATTGTTTGCGGTGGGTGCTTTAGTTGCCGAATCTCCAAGCTGCCGAACCACTAAGGTGGGTTGTCAAATGCTCTCGGCAGTTCTTGAATTCGTCTCCGATAAAGCCAATGCGGTTGAGGTAGGTTCGCATTGCGAATTTCTCATTCTCAACTTGTGGCTTTTTGGAGGAAGCACACTTTTGGGTTAATGCTTGGTGGTTAAGGGCAAGGGCAAGAACAATGTAGCTTCTTATTTTGCCTGCGTGAAGTTCGCTGTTGAAGCCTCGAAGTTCAACCGTATGGTGTCCTGTGAAAAAGCTGTGGAGGTTAAGGAAGTGGTAACGGCTTTGATGGTAGTGTTGGTTTCTCGAATCTCTGTAGCCTTCGTACCAAATGTCCTCGATTCGGTTTAAGGTCTTCGGCTTTTTGCGGTTCATCGTTTCAACAAGGTGAGTGTCCATCTTCTTGCAGAATCTTGCTCGGTCAGGGTTGATTTGAAGTGCCTTGTAAAAAAGGTCGTTCTTTGATGCAATAATGTTTATGAAGTTTCTGATGCTTCTTGCATCGTGGCTTGCTCCGTCAAGGTGAATGTGTATTCCGCAAGAGGAGTTTGCGAAGCCACCTTTGTGTCGAATCTGTCGAACAAGCTCTTGCAGTTTTTCAATGTCCTCTCTGTAGGAAAGAATGGGGCTTACAAACTCAACGCTGTAATCGTTGTCGGCTGCAACCTTTCTGCCGCTTTCTTTCCTTTGGCACTTAATGCTTCCGTCACTCATAAACTTCCACTTGCGTCCATCCGGGGTGGTTACCGTGTAGGTTTGATAGTAGGTTCCTGTGTACTCGACCGTGCCTCCGAGGTAGTTTGCTGCGGTCTCGGCAGCTTCTTTTCTTGTGATTCCTGTGAACTCAATTTCAATTCCGAACTTTGTGTTAAACATCGTTTTTGCTCCTTTTCAAAGTGTGTGTTTTCCTTTTGTGTGACACATATTACCTCTAAAAGAGATATATAGCAATACGATTACTACACAATGTTTTCGGGCAGTATTTGTGTATATTACAGCTTATTTTTTGGGGTATCCGATGCCCTTGAAATTGAAGTTCCCACGGCGGATTTCTGCGTGGTCAGCCTTGACCGCATCCCCATATTCGGGGAGCTTTCGCTCCGCTGCTATACAGTTCATACACAAGCAATCTTCATTGAACATTGACTGCATTCGTCCGTCCTTGAGAGAGCCACCACAACGGTCGCATTTCGTTTTATCGAAAAAAGGGTCATGCATCAGCTTCCACCTCCGTTTCAGTTCGGTTTCCACTTTTGAAGGCGGTGTTGCCTTCGAGGTTGCGGAGGAGCACTTTTCGTGTTTCCTTATATTCCTTGCCGATGAAGCCGAGTCTTAAAAGGAAGCATCTGAATGCGTACTTCTCGTTGTCGACCTGTTTCTCGGTTGCGGTTACACGCTTTTGGGTTCGAGCCATTTCGCAAAGTTTGCAAATGAAGTGGTCGTAAGCCTTGACCTCTTCAGGTGTTTCACCGCTGAACCAAGGGAAGCATACCTTTCCGTCTTCTTCGAGAATGGAAAGCTCATCCGTCTGAAAGGCTTTCTTAAGAAGGTTAGCCTTTGCAGCTACGATGCTCTTGAGGTTTGCGAGTGCTGTTTCGGTGAAAAGTGTTCTCGGCATTGAAACACAAAGTCCCGTGCTTTCACTTGTGGTTTCGGGTTCGTCTGCTTCCGGCAGAGCTTCGGACTCGAAGCCGTTGTCATAGAGCATTTCAAGCAGTCTCTCAATTACCTCGCTGTCGGCTCTGTCGTCAAAAGAAAGAGCACCGCTTTTGTCGATAGTGAAGTAGTCCACTTCGTAAGCAAAAGTCGGTGCCCCTTTGTATTTAGCTTCGCAACCTGTGAAGTTCGAGATGAGCTGTACGAGCTCTTTTCGTTTAGTTCCTGTTACATTGTACTTTACTGTCATTGTAAATGACCTCCTTTGTTTTTTGGTAGTCACATATTACCTCTAAACCCCTGATATATCAAGTCATTTACAGCACTAACTATGTAGAATAATCAAGGCTCAAGTTGTGTATGGTACACAATACCCGAAAGCACGAAATATACGCAAGGCAATGCGACTCCGTTACCCCACATCTTATATTCCGAAGCATCGGCATAAGGGTCTTTGAGCCACCTTATGATTTGCTTTAGGGTTTTGGGTTTCTTGTTCAGTTCGGTGATTTGGCGATAGGTTTCAAAAACATTCATCCAGAAGCGGAGTTCATCATTAGAGGGATCGGGAGTTTCAAGAGAAGAACACCACCAATCCGGGAAGCCTTGAAGCCTTGCACACTCGGTCGGAGTTAATCTCCGAACCATATAGCTCGTTTCAACCACGCCGTTTTGATAGCCGGGATTTGTTCCGTTCACGAGGGTATTTGAAATATCCTCAAGCGGAGATTGGCACTCGGCTTTCATTTGCGGATAGAACGAAACGGGCTGTGCCAAAGCACCGGGCCCCTTTGCAACAAGAGTAGGTGCGAGTTCCTTTTCGATGGATGGCTTGTACTGTGCGTTCTTTCCCTGATTGAATGCTGCACGGTCGATTCCGAAACACGGTTCAGAAACACACGCAGCATCCTTATAGTCCCTTGAGAGAAGTGTAGGAGCTTTCTCTTTTTCCACTTGCATATAATAACCCGTAGTGATGGAGTACACCTCGCTGTCCTTTACGCAGACAACAGGCTCACCGCCGTGAGTGCAAGCAAGAGTAGGTGCTAAATCCCGGCTGACCGAACAGGAGCTTTTGCCACCGCCTTGGTCTACACAAACAACGGCAATGCCGCCTTGATTGCAAGTGGGCGATGTTCCGCTTTTATCAATTGTCCGGGAAGTCTTGGCTTCATAGATTCCGCTGTGTGGGTTATCGGATTTCATAGCATTACTCTCGGTCGAGCATATCCCATAGGATTTGGTGGGTTCATTATAAGAGGTACATTTCCACCGCCTGTTCCCATACGGGAACTTAAAGTTTGTACCACTCCGTCATCATTAAGACGGACACGGCTGTCACACGGATGGTTCTCAATGTTTACGCATTCGCTTGTCTCATCAAGGCAACCTTCAGTACACCGGGTAGCTCTTTGCCACGCTCCGAAGCTCTCCGCAGAATACCTTGACAAGCCTTCTGACTCAAATAGTATTTTTCCGGCACACCCACTTGCAAAATCTGCGACAAGGAAGATTCTACGCCTTCGTTGGGGAACTCCCCAATATTGAGCATCGAGAGTTCTGTACGCAATGCTCCATCCGTCTCCCACGAGGGTGTCTGCATATGCCCATTTGTCTTTCGGAGGCATAGGCACCTCGGCTGTCTGTCCTGTGATGCCGATGATAGCTTCGAGGACGGCTTTGAAGTCTTTTCCTTTGTTGGATGAGAATGCACCGGGGACATTTTCCCAAACGATAAATCGTGGGTATTTTCCATTTGTTGCACACCTCATTTCTTTTATAATACGGATAGCTTCAAAGAAGAGACCCGATTGTTCTCCGTCAAGTCCGGCTCTTTTGCCTGCGACCGAAAGGTCGGTGCAAGGTGAACCAAAGGTGATAATATCAACGGGTTCAATCTTTGCACCGTCCATCTTTGAAACATCTCCATAGTGTTTCATAAACGGCAGTCGTTTTGTAGTAACCCTTATAGGAAACGGCTCAATCTCCGATGCCCATACAGGAACGACTCCGGCAAGCATCCCCCCAAGAGGGAAACCGCCAGAGCCGTCAAATAGACTGCCGAGTGTTAATCTTTTATTCTCTTGCATGGCTTACCTCCTAAAACAGCGGGATTGTTTCTTCGTCCTCAACCTCGGAGTAAGGTATGGTAACACCTTCACGGATAAGTTGCACCTTTTCAGAAGAGCCGACTTGCTCGATGTAACGACTGACAATTACATCACAGAATTTTTCGTCAAGTTCAATGGTTCTGCAGATGCGGTCGGACTGCTCACAGGCAATAAGGGTTGAACCGCTGCCACCGAATGGGTCAAGCACAACCGAGTTTGTCATACTCGAATTCATAATCGGATAAGCCAGAAGCGGAATAGGCTTCATTGTGGGATGGTCACCATTTTTCTTTGGCTTGTCAAATTCCCAAATGGTCGATTCCTTCCGTCCTGTATACCATTGATGCTTTCCTTTCTTTTTCCAACCGAACAGCACAGGCTCGTGTTGCCATTGATAAGGAGAGCGACCGAGAACGAGAGATTGCTTTTTCCAAATGCAAGTGCCGGAAAGATAGAATCCGCTGTCATTGAATGCCTTTCTGAAATTCAAGCCTTCGGTGTCGGCATGGAACACATAAATGCTCGCATCGTCTGCCATTGCGTTTTCAGTATTGGTAAAGGCATCAAAAAGAAATTTGTAGAAATTCTCATCAGCCATATTATCGTTTTTGATTTTCCCGGCAGAGCCTTCGTAGTTCACATTATACGGAGGGTCGGTAATTACAAGATTTGCCTTTTCAGAACCCATAAGCAAAGCAAAGGTGTCAGCATTTGTACTGTCACCGCAGACGAGCTTATGTCTGCCGAGAAGCCACACATCACCAAGTTTTGTTTTTGTGGGTTTCTTCAGCTCGGCATCAACATCAAAGTCATCGTCCTTGATTCCGTCTTTGAGGGTGTCTTTGAAAAGGTCATCAATTTCGGCAGGCTCAAAACCCGTAAGTGACACATCGAAGTCTGCCCCTTGCAAGTCGGATATTAAAAGAGCAAGTTTGTCCTTGTCCCAATCACCGCTGATTTTGTTAAGAGCTACATTGAGAGCTTTTTCCTTTTCGGGAGTAAGTTCCACAACAACACAGTCGATTTCTGTCATTCCCATGGAAAGCAGAACCTTGAGCCTTTGGTGACCGCCCACGACATTGCCCGTGGTCTTGTTCCAAATGACGGGTTCTACATATCCGAACTCCTCAAGGGAGCGTTTTAATTTTTCATATTCGGCATCGCCCGGTTTCAAATCTTTTCGAGGGTTATAGTCAGCCGGGAGCAGCTCAGTTGCTTTGATTTTCTCAATCAACATACTTGCTCACCGCCTCGCAGATTTCTTTTGTTTTATCAAGTTCCTCCCACGAACCTTTGTAGCCGTTGAAATGACCATAGGCTGTAGTTTCAGAATAAAAAGGACTGCGAAGTTTCAATAGAGAAATAATCGCAGCCGGACGGAGGTCGAACACCTCAAGTACAACTTTGCGGATAATCTCTTCATCTACTTTTGCAGTTCCGAATGTGTTGATTTCAATAGCTGTAGGTTCAGCTTTGCCGATGGCATAAGAAATGCCGACCTGACATTCATTGGCAAGATGTGCGTTTACAATATTACGAGCTACGGCTCTTGCCATATACGCACCGCTTCGGTCTACTTTCGTTGGGTCTTTCCCGGAAAATGCTCCGCCACCATGTGCAGCGAGACCGCCATAGGTGTCGACCATAATTTTTCTGCCCGTAAGACCCGTGTCCGCAGAGGGACCGCCCTTGACAAATCTGCCGGAGGGATTCACGAGAATTTCTGCATCCTTATTCATTTTGTACCTATCGAAAAGAGGATACAGGATTTCGGTTGCGATTTCGCGGCGGAGGTCTTTGAGGTTTTTATCAGCCTTATGCTGAACCGATACAATGACATTGGTGATTCGTTTTGGTTTGCCGTCATCGTACTCAACAGTTACCTGTGCTTTTCCGTCAAAGCCGATGCCCTCAATAGTTCCGTTGTGCATAGCAAGGTCAAGTTCCTTGCAGATGTTGTTTGCCAAGACTACCGGGAGAGGGAGTTTATTCCAAGTCTCTATCGTGGCATATCCATACACGGTACCCTGATCTCCCGCACCGACTGAAGCAAAATAGTCCTGTGCGTTTTTGTTGCGGACTTCAAGAGATTTGTTTACACCGCCTGCAATGTCTGTGCTTTGCTTATGTACGAAAACATAAACAAGGTAAAGCATAGGATTATAACCGACCTTGCGTAATGTCTCACGAACCACAAGACGGATGTCGATTCTCTTGGAGCAGGTGATTTCACCCGAAACGATGATTTTGTGTCCCGTTGCCATAACCTCACAGGCAACACGGGAGTTTCTGTCTTTTCTTAAGCACTCGTCAAGAATGCTGTCTGCGATAAGGTCGCAGAGTTTATCGGGGTGTCCTTTGCAGACACTCTCCGCTGTTTTATAACTTATTGCCATACTATCGTCCTTTCCGAGCGTTGAGTAAACGCTCCATCAAATCGTCCTGCGGATTCGTGCCACCATATTCCGTAGAACAGTTCTCTTTTACGATTTGGTATATCTGATACCAAGTTTGATTGACCTGTTTCATATAGGTTTGGCTCATCGCAACATAAGGAGAGGCTATCGCATTACCCGTTGTCGGATGCTTTGCAAGGAAGCCATATTCAGAAATGCACTCCTCACATTGAATCCATCTCGACACGCTCATCGCATACTGCTCAATGAGCTGTGTGTTAACAAGCTGCTCACAGCCACGCTCCCGAAGCCATAACCAAGTGTCCTTGTAGACTGCTTCGGCACATAGGTCTTTCCCGCTTTTCTGTTCAGCCTTTAGGTATTCCTTGATAGGCGGTACATCCACACCCTCAAAGCTGACAGGTTCAGGCAGAGTTATAACTGAAGCGGAGTTTGCTTTTCCGCTTGCGATTTTGTCGGTGAGAGCCTTTGGCTTTCTGCCTGCACCGACACGCTGACCGCCACGGTTTGTACCGTCTTTTGCCACTTTGAATTCACCTCGTTTTCTGCTTGGGGGTTAATACCCCGTTTGATTTCCGATTTTTGCACACGAAAGCCCACGCCCGTTGCACGGATGAAAAGGTGTAGAGATTTGACTACCCCCGGTTACCATTCCAACGGTCACCTTCACGAGCTGTAATCTCGGAGTGACAAGATTTACAAAGCGACATCAAATTGTTTGCTGCGTGTGTTCCACCTTTGGAAAGAGGAAGGATGTGGTGAACCTCCTCGGCAGGAGTCAGCTTGCCGTGCTTCTTGCACTCCTCACACAACGGATTTGCTGCAATGTGTCGGTCACGGATTCGCTTCCAAGCTCTGCCATACCTACGGCGTACAGCAGGGTCTCTGTCGTACTTCTCGTAGCGTTGGTTCTCTTGTCGTTGGTGTTCATCACAGAACCGCCCATCTGTAAGCTTGGGACAGCCGGGGTAAGAACACGGTCGCTTGGGTTTCTTGGGCATTGTTTCACCTCGCTTTCGGGCATAATAAAAGCCTCCGGGTATGTTGCACCCCGAAGGCTTATCTTTCGACACTACCATTATAGCATAGGTGAAGCGGACAAAACGGACAACTTTTAATTTTTTGCAAGAAAGCGGTCGTGTGCCTTACGGACACCGTCCTCGGTGTTACCACCGCCAATGCTGAAGGCTATCTGCCGCCAACTTAATCCGTTGATATAGCGGAGTGCCAATATCATACGCATTTGGGAATCTTCCACGGTTTCTATATAGCGGTTAATGCGGTTGAACTCATAGAAGCACTTTTTAAGGTTCAAATCAAGGAGTGCTTTTAAGTCGGCTATTTCAGCGGCATATTTTGCCACTTTGTCGGAATTCCACGGCACTCTCGGCATACCTGTTATTTGGGCGGTACAGGAAGTTGCGAGTATTTCAAGTTCCTCCAATCGGCGCTGCTGTTCCTCAATTTCCCGGTTTAAGTAATAGAGCTGTGAAAGCTCTTTTTTTGTCATAGGCATATCCCTCCAATCTCTGCCTTTACTGCGTCCATTAACGCATCTTGGGTTATTTCCTTTTCACGAAGAGCCTTCATAATTCGCTCATCGTTTGTACCTTTGGCAATAATGTGGTGAATTACCACAGTTTTGGATTTTTGACCTTGTCTCCACAAACGGGCGATGGTTTGAAGGTATAATTCCAAGCTCCAAGTGAGACCGAACCAAATAAGGGTCGAACCGCCTTCTTGGATATTGAGCCCGTGACCTGCTGAAGCCGGATGAATGACAGCAACAGGAATTTTGCCATTATTCCAATCGACTATGTCCTTCGAGGATTTTATTTCCCTCACATCGAACCTTTTTCTGATTCGCTCAAGATCATGCTTGAACCAATATGCCACAAGTACGGGTTTGCCGTTTGCCTGTTCGATTAAATCCTCAAGGGCATCAAGTTTGCGGTCGTGGATTTCAATATAGTTTTTATTCTCGTCATAAACTGCTCCATTTGCCATTTGGGAGAGTTTATTGCTCAAGGCTCCTGCGTTCACCGCATCGATTTCCTTATTGGCAATCGCAAGAACGAGGTCTGTTTTCAATCCGTTATACATTTTCATTTCTTTTTCCGAAAGGCTGACCTCAACCTCATTTATAATGCATTCAGGCATTTCGAGGTAGTCGGTGCTTTTCATCGAAATGGTTATATCGGAAATTCGTCTGTAGATTTCTTCTTCTGCACCTTCTTTAGGCTTGTAGGAAAAAATCACTTGACCATTGCGTTTGTCGGGACGAAAGAACTCGTCCCTGTAATGGGTAATGAACCTTCCGAGTCGTTTGCCCATATCAAGCAATTTGAACTCTGCCCATAAGTCCATAAGTCCGTTTGAAGAAGGTGTACCCGTAAGACCTACCATTCGGCTGACGGTCGGTCGAACCCTCATCAGGCTTCTGAACCTTTTGGCTTGGTGGCTTTTGAAGGAAGAAAGCTCATCAATCACAACCATATCATAATTGAAGGGCAGCCCACTTTGCTCAATTAGCCATCCCACATTTTCTCGGTTGATAATGTAAAGGTTGGCAGGCTTTTTGAGTGCAGCTTTTCTTTCGGCTTCCGTTCCAACTGCGATGGAGTATTTGAGACATTTCAAATGCTCCCATTTCTCGATTTCCGCTTTCCATGTATCCCTTGCAACACGGAGAGGTGCTATGACGAGAACCTTCTGCACCTCAAATGTGTCAAGGCAAAGGTCGTTGATAGCGGAAAGGGTTATTACACTTTTTCCAAGTCCCATATCTAAAAGGACTGCTGCGACAGGGTGCTCCTCAATGAACTCGGTTGCATAGGTTTGGTAGTTATGCGGTACATATTTCATCAAGTACACCTCCAATGCATTCAGGGTTGTCAATGCAGAAAACCGAAAAGCCGAGTGATTCTAACTGTCGTTTTCTGCGTTCTTGAAGCGGTCGTAGTTTTTTGCCCGGTGCTTTGAGTTCGGCAAATGCCATAATGCCACCGGGCATCAGGATTATTCTGTCAGGAACACCATCAAAGCCGGGAGACACGAACTTCAAGCAAAGACCGCCTTTTTCTTTGACCGCTTTTCTCAATTTATCTTCAATCACTTTTTCTCTCATTTTGAACTCCTTGTTTCTCGTTGATGTTGCCGAGTGGGTTAAAACTCTCTCGTGCGTGTATGCGTGTATATGTTGCTATTTATCTCTTTATCTTTATATTTTTCTTTTATATAAAGTTTTTTGGAAACAAAGGAAACAACCACACTACAAGGCTGACCGCCCACGGCTTTGGGTTGTTTCCTCAAAAAGTTTCTGTTACCCCTTTAAGGAAAAGAAGGAAACAACATCAATCTCTTTTTGCGTTTCCTTTGGCAACACGGACGAATGTCTTTTGAACCCCATAACCGGGGATTCTCATCTTGCCGGATGCGTTGCCGGAATAACGCTCCCAACCACCGAGCTTATAAAGGATGCCTTCAATTTCATAGGAATCACCCTTTTTGATGCTCTCACGGGGTTTGCCGAAGCACTCGCACCATATTTCCATAACGCAAACACGGTCACGCTCGACAGAGCCATTCCTTTTAACCTCACCGAACTCTGTGCCGTTGAGATAGCTTTTTCTTTCGTACAAATCCATAGATGCCCACTCATCGGGAAGCAAGGTATTAAGGTAATCCTCAACAATGCCTTCTCGGTCATCCGTTTCCATTGCATCTCTTTGCATAGCATATGCTTGTTCCGCAATTTCACCTTTAAGGAACAGCTCCTCTCCACGGTTGTAATACTCCACGGCTTCTGCCCATATTTGGTCGACTTCGGTAAGTTCCCAAGCATGGTATTTTCCTTTGCCTGTAATGCTCACCGGGAAGAAGCGGCGGTTACCTGTGATGTCACGAAGGAAGCCACCATCGCTGTTGGTTGTGCCTACGATGATACAGCTTCTCGGATGACTTTCAACTGAAGTGCCATAGGCTTGGCGGTACTTGTCATCGGTTCGGGAAACGAAGGATTTGATGGTTTCCACATCAACCTTTTTCATACCGTTAAGCTCCGAAATTTCAAGAATCCAATATCCCTGTAGCTTTTCAGGTGCGGTCTTATCCTTCATATCCGCAATGGACAGAGAGTCAGAGAACCATTGCTGACCGAGCCTTGCAAAGAGTGTTGATTTGCCGACACCTTGCTTTCCGCTGATAACAAGGATGGAGTCGAACTTTGTGCCGGGTTTAAAAATTCTTGCAACGGCTGCCACGAGGGTTTTGCGTGTAACTGCACGGACATATTCCGAGTCTTCAGCTCCGAGGTAGTCCACAAGTAAGGTATCAAGCCTTTCAACTCCGTCCCATTTCAGATCTGATAAATATTCTTTAACAGGATGGTAAAGTCGGTCAGCTGAAGCCACAGCAAGGAGAGCATCCTTGAATTTGGTCGGTGACCATATTCCATAGATGCGTTCAAAATACATCTTTGCACAAGCAAGGTCGGTGTCGCTCCAACCCGGCTTCACCTGTTTCCACGGAAGAGTGCCAATAACATCAATCATATTTTTGAACTGATTGAACACGATACACTTGAGGTTTTCATCGTTTCGGATAATGGTACAAATGTTAGTCATCGTGTCCTTGATGTTTCCGGCTTTGTCAAGTTCCAAAGTTGTCTGCCAATCATCCGTTGAAAACTCATCCGAAGCCTGTGCCATTCGTTCTTCGGCAAACACAGCACGGACAGCTTCATCCTTTAAGGCAAATTCGCACATTGCTTTATAGGACGGGAGCTTGGATGGAGGTGTATTTCTATCGCACCTATCATCAACCTCCCGGTATAGGTGCAGTCTAACTAAATCAAAAGCATTCAGGAGCTGTCCGCATACAGGGTCGGTTGCGTGATGACTGTATGCAAACTTGCTGTCATACACAACGACACCTGCCGCAGAGTCAGCCGGGATATAATCAAATCGTCCGTTCATCGCACTCGGTGCGTAAACATCGGACAGGAACTTCTCGATTGCTTCCTCGATGGTGTATGCTCGGCAGAATGCTCCGACCACACCCGGTTTCGTGAGAGGGTCAGCTTGGGTTGCAACACTCCTCTTTACAACTTCCGACTGCCTTGAGGAAACAGGATAAGTTGAAACATCGTGCCAATCGTCATATTTGGCAAGGTACACATCAGGGTCAAGGTCATCTCCACGCTTCACATCGTGGAAAAACTCTCCGTTAATGGAGGTTGACGGAAAATACATAAGTCTGCAAGGTTCGTATGTAGTGTCATCGAACATATCAATGCCGATTTCCTTTGCGACCATTCTTGCGACCGCTGGGTATTCCTCTTCGGAAATATCACGGGAAAGAGGAATAAGCAGACGGAGTCTCGGATTCTCTTTGGTGTGTTTATGTGTGGTATATACGCAGCACTTGAAATCATAGAGCATCTTGATATTTTCCCAAATGTCCGGGGTTGCATAGTCCATATCAAGGGTCAGCATACTGCGGCAGAGGACATTCCCGTTCTTTCGTCTGCCTTCACGGAGATGACCGCCAACGAAGCCACCGACATCCTTGATATTGTCCTGCTGTCCCTTTTTCATTTTTCTGTATTCTTCAACGGTCTCGGTGGTGCGTTTGGTGTAACTTACAACCTCACACAGTTCCTCCCAAGACATCTCTTTGTTTTTCCACCGCTTATCCATACGGCTATTACCAAATGCTATCTTCATTTTTTAACCTCCTCACAAGCCTCGGTGAAATACCTGATCGGCTGTCTTTTTCGTTTTGCTTTTTCAATTTCCATACTCATTCCATTGGAGATGGTTTCACCGAACACCCATAATTCGGCACATTTCGACAGCAGAACGATGTCCATAAAGATTGCAAGGTTTCTTTCCTTTGGGTCATCGTCCGACATGAACTGCGGAAAGAAAAGATGTGGTGCAATAGGGATACATCCTTTGTCAACTGCGTGTCGGCAGAACTTTCTTGCCTTTTCGATGTTTGCTTCGGTGTCCCCAGAAAATGGTGAACATATATAAACGATTGGTCGGAATGCAGATTTCTTTGCTTCCGCTTCAATCCGTGTAAGTGCTTCATATGCTGTCGGGTCATAGTAGCGTTCTGCGTTGTACAT